CTTGATAAATCAACTTTTAAGCGCACCCCAGACTCATCCAAAATTTTCTCATTAACTGTTCTCGCGAAAAATTCATACGATGTTAAAATAACATCAGGTTGACCAATATTTATTACCTGCCCTTCAGATGTTATATGCACATCATTTATAACTTGTATCGTATGATCAGTTGATGTAGATTGCTCTTCACCATAACGGATTATTATGTCAAATGTTGATTGAAGCGCCCGCGTCCCATAACCATATCCTACATCTACCATATCATGTTGCATAACTGGTTTTATATATGCCTGTCTTTCTGTTGTATATCCCCATAAAGTATCTTCAATATACTCAAAAAGACCTTCAATAGATGACTCAGTAAATATATCCTCAACAGTCAATGGTGCAGCAATATTATGAACAACTGAACTTTCCCAATACACTGGCGAAACTGGAGACTTATGAGATAATGACTTTACAACATCATTAAAAGTATACTCATTAAAAAGTTCTGTATAAGGAGTTTCACCAAAATATGGATCTATACTCATTCTCATAATAGTCTTATATAGTCTCAACAAAGTAACAACCGTGTCATAATTTATTTCAAAATTATTCCAGTCAAATTCACCATTCGAAAACCCAAAGAACTTTGCAAGCTTCTCATAAGATATATTAAACATATAATGAAAATGATTTACCAACCTTTTCGCAAAAGCAATCTGCTTCTGCCTATCAAACCCTTTAAATTTATGTTCAAAAAATTCAAGAACATTATACACTTTATTTGCCTTGTCATTCGTTATTGTAACAAGATTTGAATTGGATATCAGATCTAACACAACTGGTAAATAACCAACTTCCTTAAAATTTATGGCAAACTGTCCACTTACAAGATAGTTACCCTCTTCAACAGATGCCATAAACCTATCTGAATATCCATAAATAGGCCTTTTATTATCCTGTATAACATATGATAACATAACAGCATCTGCTATACAAATATCTCCAAAAAATATTTTTATCATTGCGGGTGTAAAATAATCCTGTAAATATGGAATATTAAAATAGTCAGGAACTGCATATCTCCTTATATTCTTTATATCTGTAAAATCAGATCTTGTTAAATACTGCACACCCCTAGGTTTTGCCCGTCTTGATCTCATGATTCATACATCAGCTTTTTATAAAGATCATAAGCGCGCTCATAAAGACTACGAAAATCTTCATTTGATCTATATCTCGATAATTTATTCAAAAGATACAAAACTTTTTTTCTTGCCTCTCTTAACTGACCAGAATTATACAATGCAATCGCTGTATTATATTCACTTATATAAAAATTATATGTATTATGCGTAGTAGATGATGTCTGATACTGCGGATATGGTAACAATATATTTTTTACATCTTCATATATATGAGATATTTCAGGCTTTTCAACATCAGAAAATATGCTTCCAATAAAACCTTTAGAAGCGCCGCCCCACTCAGGATCCGTATTAAAAGATATAGCATCCATAGCCTTCCCCTCAAAGAAATCAGCATAAGATATCGTGCTACGCCTATACTCAGAAAAATCTATCATTGTATCAAGATCACTCGATATCTCTTTATATTTCTCCTGTAACTCAAGATATTTATCAATATAAATCTTTTTCAAATCCTCTGGAACATTAGGACTTTGCAAATATTCGATGATCGCAAACATTTTCCGTCTTATCAAAGCAAGTGAACCAAGAACCTCACTAAAAGCAACACCAGAATCTGTATACATGCCTAAAATATCATACCGAGAAAATAGATCAGTATACTCAAATTGCGCTGATGTTTGCGATGAAGTAACTAAACGAGGTGCCCCTTCTGTAAAATCCGCCGCCTGATACTGAAAAACAGCTTCAGTAAATGTATCTTGAATAGAAAAAGTATATCCACCTTGGTTCAATGTTACACCATAAATAGCAGAAATAGACATACGACCAGCTTCACTCATACTAAATATCATTAAATCAAAAGGTGGTATCTGAAAAGTTTTAACATTTTGTGTGTGAGCAAAAAAATAATTAGAATATTTAAGATCCTTTACAATATCATAAAATGGCATCTTGTCCGTAACATACGAAATTATTGTGCCTGCAACCGTCAAAGAATTAAATCTATGAGCTAGAGGCGCCCGACTACCAAGCGCCCTTACAGGCACAAGGTCAAGATAATACGACAAAGTTACCGTCTGAATAAATAAACTTGGATAAATATGTCCACCCATTACAACAATTGGAATATGATCGGGCCCACCAAAGTGGACCCGATCACGATATTGATTTTCTGTTAATCCTAACATTATCCGCCACTAACGATTGATGTCTTCCTAAGCTTTTGCATCACATCCTGAAGCGTAGTAGCACCCGGTGCACCAAACACACCCATAATACCATCCATCATATTAGCCTCTGTAATATCATTCTCAAATTGACCACCCATATACTGCGGTAAGAACGGCAGATAAGAAAATGCAAAATAAGTATACTGAGCTTCCATAGCCACATCATCAATAGATACACCACCAGATTCAGTAAGTATGTTTATACCAAAAAGCCTCATCGCAGCCATATTTCCTGCATCATTAATCGCAGCTATAGTCACATCCATAGGAAGAATTTGGTCAGCATAAACAACACGCGCCTCTTTCCAACCAAGAAATTGACTCCAATTCTGAACGGGCCAAATTCTTGAACCAGCTACAAAAGGATCAGCATTCTCAATATCAGCATAACCAGCATTGGAGTAATCAACATAGGAGAGGCCCCCCGGAATCATAATATCACCAGTCTTCTGAGCATATGTAGCAAAACTATGTCTATGCCCAGTAGAACTACCATCAGGATTGGAATCCCAAGCAAGATCATAAAGTGTCCATCTATCAAAAATCATTCCAGACATAGATCCCGCAATAGCACGCTTACCCATACTCACACCAACAGCATCTGTATGCCCCATGACATATATAGGCGCCTTCTCCCTTGTAACTGACCAGTTAATAGATGTCATCGTACCAACAACAGCATCCTCAAATATCACAAAAATATCTGCACCAGAAAATGAATTAAATGAGCGCGCATACTTATTTTCAGTTAATCTCAGCGACACTTTTCACCTCCAAGTTTTAGAAGTTTGTTAATTTATATCAATGAGCACCCACCCGGCTCATCTTATTATACCAAAGTGGTAAAAGAGAAGCGCCCCAAATCGGGGCGCTTTCATTAACTAGAGGTTGAAATTTGAAACGAAGTTTATTTTAAAATTAAGCTAAAATTTTATTTCACATGTATTGTAATATTGAACCCATCAACAATAACCGACCGAGTCACATAAATATCCACCGGAATTATATTCACAGCCTTACCAAGCGAAACCTCTGCCCAGTTGATAGATTTCTTATAATCCTGTATAATTCCAGACTGAACCCACGGCATAAGCGCGCGATCAACACTGCTTTCAATTGCAATCTGCATCTCTTTCGTAAGCATCTGCCCAATATACGGACGGAGAAGCCGCTCAACTGAAAGCCTGATAGCATGAATGATAAACCTATGTGTTGCTCTATAGAATGCACTTGTTGGCGCTGTAAGAGTATAATCCCTAACAATCCTCCATCTATTATCAGCACGGTTTATAACTGTATAGCGCATACCGAGAAGCGCCTCCTCCTGAGAAGGTGTAAGCATAAACGCACCGCGAACACCATTGGTAAGAGGATAGTTTGTCAATGTAGCAGTACTCGCAGATCTATAATCATAAGCAAGAGATGCCATAACTCCAGCAATATATGCTGTAGCATCACCAATATATGTAACACCAGCAACATTAAGAACAACTGGATTAGCAACAATCATAAGCGCCGGATTATCTATCACAGAAACCTTCGGCGCAACAGCATCTGCATCAGTACGAGCAATATTTGTTAGCCTATCAACAAAATCACTTATCTGGTCAGCAGTATAAGGAAATCTATAACTACCACTTGGCATTATAGGTTTCGGCGACAGTATCACAGTAGTGGGCGCTTCTGTCTCCATCTCCTTTGTAAACTCATCAAACAGTCCAAGAAAATCAACCGGCATTTCAACACGCCTACCAGTATCAGGATCAAATACATTGTCAGTCAGATCGATATAAGCGCCCTTCGGTACGATCACAGCAAAATTACCGGACGACTTTATCTTTTCAAGAGCAGACTCATATTTATTTCTCAAATCAGTATTAGTAAGCTCATCAATACCATCACTCCCCCCAGACAGTAAATACATCCTCGTTGTATCAAACCATTCAGGCTCATACTCATAATCAAAGAAAACATACATATTCTTAAGGACAGAAGTATCAGGTATCAATTCGTCATTCAGAATTGAAATCTTTGCCTCAGACTTTGAATAACTATAATCAATCCCCTCGCGCATCTTGTAAGCCGAAGCAACATACACTTTCAGATCCCAAGGATAAGGATTCTTAAAGACAACATAATCACCCGATATAGTATAGTCATTCCAATTGTTCAAAAGACTTTCATGCGTAACATAGTTAAGCTCAAATCTTGTGCTATATCCAACAACTCTGAAGAGGAAACCGCTCTTGAGAGAAACATTAACCGACGATCCATCATATTCAACATTCAAGAAAGGATAGCTGGAAAGAATAAGCGCGTCCTCTTCAGTAAGTTCATCCGCATCCGGGACAAACTCAAAAATAATTTTATTGCGATCTGTACTATCTTCAAACATATCCTCTTCGCCGTTATACTCCCAAGTTATTGTATAAAGAAGCCGCGTCTTTCCCGTACTATCCGTCCAAGTAATAGGAACATCATTCCAAATCTCACTATTCGTTGAGTATTTTAGCGCAAAATCAGGTGTGTTGTAACGCTCTGTTGTATTATCATGGAAATTAGAAACAAGATTCGACAGGTCACTGCTGTCCCAGTCAGCCGATGTTGGATAACCAATCATATCATAGTATGCAGAAAGAAGCCCACCGATCGTCCAATTCTTGCCAAGAATATCTATATAATCACTACCAAAAGGTGTCCCAAGTAAACCATTTGCATTAATATGACCTATAACAGCAAGAATCTTATCTGATGTATAATCAGTATCATCAGTAATGAATACACCATGAGTTGTTATCGTCTTAGTAGTATTATCAGTAATATAAATTAGAACCTTATTGAAACCATCATATGTTACAGTTACATAATCACCACCTTTTTCAAAAGTTGGGTTCTCCCAACTTGAACCATTATAAACTTTTACTTCTACCACAGGACTTGACGAATTAATATTACTAGCACCCGGAAATAGAATTTTCAAAGTGCCACTATAATTAGTACCAATATCAATAATTATCGCTTGATCAACATTAGTTCCATCACCAGATAGAACTAAATCTAAAGCACCCATTTGATAAATATCATATGTTATATCCTCAAAAGTATAACTATCACCAGTATAACCATCATCAGTCTGATAGACAGCAGCAGGAAGCATACCCTTCAAAACATTTACCATAGAAAGATCATTTGAAGTATACTTTCCAAAATTCACAAGCCTAACAACCTTAACATCATCTATATCCGAAGCAAAACGATTATCAGTATCTTCTTTTGGAATAGAAGCAATCTCTTCCAAATCAGTACTTACCTTCCATCTATAAAAGACATTTGTTGATCCATCTACACTACTTACCTTCTCAAATACATCCGATGTATAAATATCAAGCGGAAGGAAAAGAGGCGCCTCCACCCTATTACCACTCACACTACCATCAGGGTTCAAAATACTATCAATCCTAAACACACCCTCAGAAACAGGATAAACAGGAAGCTTGTGCACTGCTGTATCATTCCATTTTCTCACATAATTGTATCTTGACCACCGAAATCCATCGTTGTCATAATCTGTTAACGCCAAAATAGGATAACATTTATATGTAGATTCATGATTGTAAATCGGATAAATAGGCACCGTCGACCTATATCTAGAATAACCAGCACTTATAGTAATCTCTTCAGGTTTATGAAGATAAGCGCGCCTAAACTCAACTATAGAATCAGACGAGCGCAGTATTCTCCCAGCAGATGTAAGTCCCGTATCAACAACAGTATTACCATCCATATCAACATAAGCCCACCTTCCAAGCTCATCAGTAGATGGATTATCATGACTTGGAGCAGGATCTCCATCAAATCTCTCCGCAAGAGAAATCACATTATCTTCACTATCAACACCAACAGCCCACTCAGTAAAATTTGTTATATAATCATCATCACCACCAAAATTAAGATTCATAGCAAACTGCAAAGGAATATTCACAACAGTCGCCTGTATCCAAGCAGAAAGAACAGGATGTCTGTTAATCTCTTCAGCAAGCTCATTAAGCGTATTTATCTTAGTCGTATCTGTTCCAGAAAGATCATAATGGAAGTAATATTCTGTAGTCTCACCAGAAGGATCTTTCGACCCCGAAAGAGTTATAACAACTGCCGGACCATCCGATGTATACCTACTGTGAATGGAAATATCGTTGTAAGAAGCGCCCGCATAAAGCGCATCAATCCTAAGAGCAGTCGCAGGCGGCTCTTCAGCCGCGGAAGCGCCCGACCCACTCGAAGATTCCGGAATTTCAACAGAGGCCTTTCTTCCAGTATCAAGACGCATAAGATATGCAACCGTCCTTATAGTATCACTATCAGAAGCGCCCAAAATAAACTCATGGTAACCCTCAAGAAGCGTGCCCCTTCCAATATCACCAAAGATTCTTCTAGCTTCCCTCATCGACCTTACAAGAACAGGTCTTTCAGCAGGCCCATCAGTTGCAGTACCTATAATGAGCACGCTCAAAGTGGGCGCTTCACCCACATAATCATGCAAAATATTAACCTCTGAAACATATCGAGTTCTTATTTCCCTTGCCATATCTTCCTCCATTTAATTTATGTTTGTTCCAAACTAAAATATTTTACAATGAAACCATCAATTATAGGTCCAAAATCTATATAAATACGCTGAACCCTTATATAATACCTCGAACGCGGAAGCCTGATCGCAGGAGAAATTTCCGATAATACCTCATCATCTCCAGTAACTCTATGCTCAACCCTTAATACACCTGCTCTCACTAAAACAGGTTTTATTATCGTCTGCATCGTAACTTGAAACCATTCAACCAATGCTAAAAGATCTTCATTATTTTTCGAAAAATATATAAAATCTACCAAATAATCTTTGGGTTCAACATAAACAGGTACAACATAATCACCATATTTCATCTGTCCTGCAGGTCTCGGAGAAACAGATTGCGGACTATACCCTTCTTTATGACCACCCATAGTACCTTGTTCATCTGAAAAAACCGAATATGCAATTATTTCATCAGGTAACTCAACTTCAACCTGATGCCCAGTATTTCCTAAATAATAATCTCTTATCGCTGTAATAAATGATCTGTTGTAAACAGGAAGAAACTTACATTGGGGTCTTATAACTTCGATAATGTCATTTATGATTTTAAGCGCGCCCATTAAGTTGACATTTGAAGCGCGCCTCTGTGCAACCTCACTAAAATAAAAGTGTCTTGGATCATATAAATCACCAACATTAGCAATAAATTTATTCATAAAATCTTTTAAATTTTTTTCACTCATAATCTCCTATCATCCTCAGATGAAATATCAATAACCGCATAAACCGCATAGTACTCAATTCTTCCACCAGCCTGCCTATATCTCTGATATGATTTGACACGATATCGTTCTATACGCTTGGCATACCTTATATCAGCAGGCTTTATATTTGCATCCTCAATCTCATATATCATATCATTTTCAGGAAGAATTTCAAGACTAAGATCATCAACTTTAAAATAATATATAAACTCATTCGTCGGAACAGTACCGATAGGCGCCTCATCCTCTCCTGCAGTAAGTTTTCTCGTGACTGGAACCCTATATGTTTTCACTAAATACTCAGTGTATTCATATGGAGGCCCCCCAACCCCTTCATCAGTAAACCTCGAATAATACTTGGATTTTTTATTCCTATCATAATGTCTATAAATAACCCAATAACCACTTGGTCCAACACCAAGCCCACCATCAAAAATTGCATCCATCTCAAGTCTTAAATCTATAGGATCTGTAGATGAATAGGATGCCCAATCGGAATTCATTTCCATGTCTTTAAATTTTCTCATTTATTAAATCCGTTATTCGACCCTCTCATATCATTAGTTATCTCAAACAAATTCATATGACGCCGCAAATTTATCCTCTGAAAATATACACCATCACAATATCCCGGTTCAAGACTCAATCTATCCTCCAACACTGGAAATCTCTTATATGTCATTTTATTGTAATATGGGACTGGGTAAGAAGAAGAAGCGCCCGGCACAGCCTGCTGTATACCAACTAACTCACAACAATTTGCTAACAAATTATATAATGCATTCAAATCAGATCTACCGGGAGCATATGGTCCGGTAGAATAAGATATCTTCAGATCACCTAAATTCTTACTGAAAGATCCACCTAAGAAATGAACAACACCCGATTTCACTTCAGCAATTGCTGACTTTACAGATTCAATGATATATAGAGGCACGCACCAAGGCGGATTATTCCAATCCAAATTACATGTATATAACATATCAACAATTGCTTCATTTAGCAAAATTAAGCGCGCGATTGCCTCATCAGTAAGCCCCTCGCCATAACCTAAAACCCTTATAACATTGGGATCTATTACAATAGGTGTATAATTCATCGAAAAAACAATCTCAAATTCATCATTCATTGACGAAAGTCCAGTTGAACCATCAGCCACTATCTCAGGTAACAATATTGCATTAACAACAGCATTAGATGGAACAGAATCATCATGAAAGGTCACTATAATACTATGTCTATCATCAGATATATTAACATCATATGAATCTGAACTTAAATAACCTTCACTCGGAAAATATATATGCTTTGTTGATTGAAATGTGAAAGGTGGTCTAATGTAGATTAAAACATGATCAGATATAGTTGAATCCATAGATGCATCTATCATACCATTAAATTTGAATATAATTTGTTTCCCTTTATAGTTACTATAATTATCATCCGGAATAGTTTCAATAACCTGCAAATGTTCTATATGAATTTCTTCTCCTTCTTCACTAGCAGATTCCTCATCAACAACTTCATAAATCCTCGTATAAATTGGCTGATCAAGTTCACTTCCATCAACAAACTTTATTCCAAAACTACCACCAACAATGCTTAATCTTACATGCTTCCCAACATATAGATTATTACATACTACATCAATTTTTTTATCATCAACAAAGTTTACATTATAATCAATATCATATGGTATACTTTCTTCATATAACAAACTTATAGTAGTATCCGTTATACTTGATTGTTCATATGCAGTATCAAACTCAATATGAATAACACCATTTTTATCCAAATAAGATTCTGGACTTATATTTACAACCTTTCCCATAATTATTATTTCTTAGATTTGGTTTTAGACCGAGATTTTGACTTAGCGCGCTTATTATTAGATTTCTTCGAAGACTTTTTCTTTCCCATTTCTTCACTTAACTTATAATCTATCTTCTTGCGCGAAAGTTTCTGCAACCATTGTATAAACTCAACTTCCTTTTTGTCTTTCAAAATAACAGGTTCATTATTTATTATATGCATATATATGTCAAGCGCACGGTCATCAGATACCAAATTTTCCGATATGATATAATAATAACCCTCTTCTATACCAATACGAAAATAAGGATTTTTCCAAATATCCTTAACAAAAGGAAAAATGAAAATATCCCGACCAAAAACAAGATTACCCACAGGAATCTTCATACCACTATGTACATCAATTATCCACTTCAACATTTAACCCCCTTAAACTTTTTCAAAAAAGGCTGGCTGGCACATCGACCAGCCAGCCTTATTTTACTCGCTATATATCATATATTAACCCCGAGGTCCCGCTGTCAATGTCACAGCAGACATAAGATCAGCAACATACTGCTCATCAACCGCAATATTCTTAAACACACCAATTGCCTGTCCCTGATATGCAGTAGCAAACCCATAACGCTCCACAATCTTCATATTAAGAATATCTCTCATAGGATCATTCCATTCTCTTGGCGTAGGCAGTTGCTTCTGATAAAGAAATCCAACTCCACCAGAATCACACATAACAATATCTGTCACAGGCGCATCCAAATTAACATAAGCAGCCACCCTCTCATCTCCAGAAACAACAGATCCATCCTCACCAAGTCCAGTATATTCTCCACCTGTGATCTTAGCCCACAAATTATGTGTTGGCTCAGTATCACTAGAAACTTCAGTCAAGAGAGAACTACCATCCGGCACCCAACTTATATGCGGGGTGATAATAAAGTTCATTCCATTAGGCATCCAGTTGGGACGATAAATCATCCTTGTTGTGAGAGGATTAAGCACCCACGGATTGTTAACGGCAGGGAGAAGCGCCGCCCCAATCTTACCAAACAATTCATCAGGCGAAACATTACCAAAAATACCCTTCAGACCAAGTTTACCGAACGGCATATTAGGCAGGAATGTCTGAGTCTCAACATTAACACCAGTATAATCAGGCTGCACAACATTTCCATTCATAAGAATCTCACGAGTCATCGGAGAGAAGAGGAACACCTGCCAAGCATAAGGATGCATAATAACAGTATCAGGAGTATGACCAAGACTCATAAGATGAGCATAACCACGCATAAAGTCACGCGGGCTCATAGTTCCATTCTTTCGGCCCTCAATATCGCGCCCACGAGTAAACTCATGAAAGACAGCAGAAGTAGTATCAGCATTATTGTAAAGCGTCATACCATCTTCAAGCATTTTACTGATCGCAAGCTTCTCTTTATGCCTCGCGAGCGCTTTAGAAGCCTGTTTAAGCCAGATAGAAACCAGATCCCAATTTATAGGAAGATCCTGATACTCTTCCTCAAACTGCAGGAAAACACCATATCTACGAGTTTCAAGACGAATCTTGTAAGTCTGCTGCCTCATCTGGGGATTAGGCGTAGGACGAACGGAATTCCTATCAAGCTCATAAACAGTAAGCTCATCAGGAACATAAACTTCAATAGAGTTCAGTTGCATACCAGGATCCTGAATTTTGGTAAAGAGGTTGGTCACAAGAAGCTCCGGCTCAATCGCCTGTGCCATAAGAATAGAAATGGTATAACCAGTAACAGCAGCCCAGTTTTCTCTTGAAAGCACATCTTTAATATCAAGAGCAATTGTTCCTTGCTCAGCAATATTTTTAATAACCTCATCCTCTGTATTACCAGAATCCTCGGTCACAACATCCCGCAGTGAACTAACATCAACAACACCATGGTTTGTAAATGCTCGATATATCATATCGAACTTAATTCTATCAGATTTGGACATACCCTGATAAAGTGACATCATTTTATCTTTGATCTTTTCCATTTATTTCCTCCTATTTAAAAATTTATTAGTTTCATTTTAATAACTAAACACAAGAGAAATATCAGCAATGCCAAAATAACCATCATTAACAAGACTAGCAATACCATCTGCTTTGAGATAGTCACTAACATCAACACCAGTTTCTTCACCCATAATAACCATGAAGTCATGAATGAAGTAAGCCAAGAACGGTTCAATTCCACCAGCACTTGTCCCAATAAGAATCCTAGGATCAGTATCAATGTATTGCATAAGATCGCGAGGATAAACTGTTTCAACATAATTAATATGACCAATTACAAGACGATCGCGATAAGCTCTATTTAAAGGATGTCCATCGTCACTAAAGAGATCAGCACCACTAGCAATATGCGCTGTTGTATAATTACCATAAATATCAGGCTTTATAAGATAATCAATCTGATATGGATTTTGAGCAATCTGTGAAGCTTTCTCATAACCCCATACAAATGTCGATAAACCCGAAATCTTTGCAAATCCTCTAACAAAGTTCACATCTGCAGTAGAACCCGAAATATCTGTTGCATGACCATGAAGCATGGCTAAAGCTGTAATAGTAACATCAGAAAAAATGTCCCCTGCAAGACCTTTCAGATAAACATAAGGCAAAACAAGCCGACCATTTCTCCAGATCGAGTAAACAGGAGTATTTACATAATTCAGATGAGCTTTATTACTCCATTTCATTACAGGCTCAATAACAATTCCAATCGGAAGAGTGGCGCCTATAGAATAAACTAGATCAGCCGTATTAGTACCATCATAAACTACATAGTCACCAGATTTCAACCCATAACCATAATCCCAACCTGCAACTGTATCATAAACAGTTGGAGGTGAACCTCCATCATCATCTGCATTATACCAACCAGCACAAGGAATGATCTCGCCCATAATAGTGTCAGTGCCACGCCAAGAATCTTTATCAGCAACTGTATCAGAAGGATAAGTGCGTGTCATCGTAGATTCACGGCCAGCACCATAAACGGGGATTTTTTCAGAAGCGCCCCCAATGGTAATATCCGCAGATTTATTTATTCCCTTAAAAGTCACAACCTTACCAGCCGGAATCACATACTCAATATCCGGCCTTGTAACAGGCTTTATTTGTGTAGGAAAACCATCATCCGCCTTAAACGGACCTATGGTTGCAAGAGAATACGGATCATAATCATGCCCAAAAGCCTGAAAAATAGGCTTATATTCATTCGGAAAAGTACCCATCAACATCAGCTGAGATGAAATTCCTCTAAAATCCATGTTTACCTCCGAGTTTTCTTATTTAAGTTAATACTACTCAAAATTTATTGCCTATTATATTATACCGCAATTGCTTACTTATCAAGAATATCCAAAATCTTTTTCGAAATATCATCACCATTTTCATCTAACTCATCAACAATATCAAGAATATCCTTATGCTCATCATTATCATCAGAAATATCCTCTTTACCCTCATCACCATCTGTTTCAATATACCTCAGGATCTCATCAGCAACATACTTTTTGTATTTTTTGATATAGTCCTCATAATTATCAACAGTCATATCAGAGATGTCAAATTTAGGCGCCACCGTCTTGAATATATCCTTTATAACCTCAATCGCTTTATCAGTAAGCCCGCCTTTCAGTCGCTCAATCTCCTCCTCAAGTGCCTTGATCTTCAAGTCCTTCTCTTTAAGATCAAGCAACATCTGCTCAAATTTCTCAAGTGGAACAACCACTGTATTTTCATCTTTCTTAATATCAGCATCATTATCATCATTTACCTTATCATTCTCACTCTGCGCAAAATCACAACCAAACATCCTTGCTTTTCTATAAATACTTTCCCTAATCTTACCAATATGTCCACGAAAATCTTTCTGCAACTTCGGCCACTTCAACATAGCCAATGCAATAGCAGCATGCTGACAATCAGGTATCGGAAATGTCTTATTAGGACCACAATAAATGGAAGCGCCGTCCTCTTCTGACTTACCAAACTCAACTTCCTCAACAGCCTTCTCAAATATAGGCGCGTCAAAATTCTCATCCCAAATATCGTCAAGTGTAAGCGCGCCCTCAAGCGCTCTTTCTGCAATAGTATTCAACTCAATAAGCATATTATCATCAAGAACATCCATAGCAAAAGCAATAAACTCAGGATGAAGTTTTTTAAGCGCATCAAGAGAAATCTCTTTCTTTTCAGGTTTCTGATTCTGATTCTGTTTCTTCTCAAGATCATCACCCTTTTTCTTTTTCTTTGCCATCGGACAACCAAGACGCTTAGCCACCCTCATAATACATGCAGCAATCTTCTTCCTCTGCGCAGCACTGTATTTCTTTTTCACAGCAGGCCAATTAAGCATCGCCATCGCAACAGCAGCATGTTTACAATCAGGCACGGGAAATGTTTTATCAGGCCCACAGAAGGGGCCCTTCATCTTTTGCCGGGCTTTCGAGCCAACAGGAGGAAGTTTTTTGTCTTTTGTGTCAGAAGCGCCCCCATCACTATCCTTCTCATCACCATCTCCATCACCTTCATCATCACCCCCCTCATCACCTTCATCACTTTCATCTCCCTCATCATCACTATCAGCATCCAGTAATTCAGGATCAAACAAATCATCAGTATCACCGCTATCAACCTTCTGGACAATCTCTTTCAAATCATCCATAGACATCTCAAGAACACCTATCGCAAATTCAATAAATTCCGGAGTTAACCCCAACTCCTTTGCAATCTCATCAATTTTAACATCTTTATTTTCCACTTCATTACCTCCCATTTTATCTATTTCTATATTTATCGTATCTATAATAATTCGATCACTATCAATATCATCACCTATCTCATTCGAAGATATCATATAATTACGCACTTCTTCAATAGGTATAAAAGCATTTTCATCAGCAGGAACTGTGACAAAAGAAAGTTCAACATACTTATCCAAATATGTCTTTCTATAACACAAATTACCATCATAAACCTGACCAGGAACATGATCACAATTCTCTTCTCCACATATAGAACAAACACTTTTCTCTGAAACAGCACCTATGGAAAATGTATTATAAACCCCTTTCAAAAACTTTTCTATAAAATTCTTATCAACAAGCCTGATATCAACAACAACAGCATCAGTTTCCGGATCATTAATAGACTGCTTTCTATAATATGCATTCTCAACATAACCAACAGGATCAACCATATCATTATGCCAAAGAAGAACTTTCTTGTTATAAGGCTTCACAAAAGTTTTAACCTTTTGTCTTGCATTGGGATATGTCCTAAAATTTGCATTTACTTTGCTCGGATGAGAAACTTCAACATTGCGAATAATAAGTTCATCACCATCCCACTCAAGTTTTATCTTTTTCGTTGCCATAATATCAAACTCCTGTCTTATCTTCTATTTACTCTCGGTTGTGATAATTGTTTTCCATATTGATTTTCAGGCGCCACCCGTGATTCAGCTTCATTGGACATCGCTGATGCCGGCTCTATAAGCTTTCCAGTCAAACCAAATATCGTCTTCTCATAACCATCCGAATCCAACGGATCGAGACCAAGATAATCGCGCCTGAATTCATCTATGCTCAAAAGACCTGCATTCCATAACATTATACCTAAATTGATTCTCTGTTGATATTCACGCATATCAAGTCGATCGGAATAGACATAAGCGCGCGCCTCAAATGGCAATAATGATAATATATCCTTATTTACAATCTCATCCTCAATAGCCTTCAAAACTTTCCTCATTATATAAGAAACATTCCTGTTCGTTATCATCTCAGCTATCTCAGCAGTATCACGATTACGAGTAACAGTCTCACCCATCACAATAGGATCAACTCCCATAGCTTGATAAATCCTTATCTTAAATAACATAATCGCAGGAACAAGATCCATAGGCGGCGTTACATTAACGCCAACCAAATCGTGATACCATGGAAGAATAAACATACCTAACGGTTCATCTTGCTTTATCTGATCTCTAACTTTCTGTAAATCCTTATCTGTGACAGTCGTAAATTTTGATAGAAGCGCCGGATCATTCGGTGGCCTCGATGCAGGAGATTGTGCTGTACCAACTTTTATCGCAAGCGGAGGCCTTGAATAAGTTGCAGATAAAATTTCGAGATTCTGCTCAAGAATCCTCAAAACTTTTATGTCATTAAGCGCCGCATATAAATTTGGCGTCCCAAATAAAAACCCAGGATGCCTATTTATATATATATGTATAATATCATCAGGTTTATAAACTTCCCCAGATATATTATAACCAACTATCTTTCCTTTATCTGTATCAAACAAAATTGAAACAGTATCAAGCGGTATAACCTCATAACCTATAACAATCTTTTTATCATTATATTTCTTATTTGAATATTTCCTCAATATAAAGCAATTAGCATATAACAATAACTGCCTCACACAAACTTCAACAAGTTCACCAAAAATATCAGTACCGAGTTTCTTCAATATTTCAAAGTATCTCAAAACAAACTCTTTCACCTCTGGATCATCTGAGACTATTGTCCACGACTCCATTGGCATACGAGTTACATAATAATCAACAGCTCGACGAACCAAAACTTCTGTGTTGTGAAGAAGGATAAGCCCCACCCCATCGGCAAACACTTCCGTACCTTCTACGGATAAATCGTAGACATAAGAAGCGCCCCCCTCACTATAATCACTCGTGACATCTTCTAACTCAACATTTGAATGTAAATAAGGCATCCCTATATTTCTTGAATCAATAAAAATATATTTACCATCTTCATACTTTATAACATAATCTATCCATAAAAATGATAGGGCAAAAGATATATAAGCGGCCATTAACTTATTCGATGTCTCCCAATATCCTTTTGAATTAAAACAAGATGCAAGAATAAGCGTAAATAAAAAGTCATCAAATAAACAATTCTTTATCGACTTTAAATCACCAAATATCTCATATAATTCATCAAAATATGGCTCATCATCACAAAGAATAATCATATCATCTTCAACCTTGTAATTATAGTCACCCAAAAGCGCCACAATAAATACATTAACAGGAATTTTATAATATCTCCTCCCATTATCTTCATAATACTCACCAAGTTCATACATATATCTCACGAATTTTGCAAAATCACTTGCAGATGATGTATAAACATAAACCTTCCCATCACGAACTTCTATATCACAATTTGGTGAATGTTGTATTGAAATGTTGCTTTCGAGTTTGAATGAAGCACGCCTCAACTTCGCCGGCGTATACTCCTTCAAAGCATATGGCGTCGCTAAATTTCCATTGACCAATATATAACTATGATCTTCTGTAGTCGTGCTTTCACCCAAAGTCGATCTCATCCTTACAAGCCTTTTACTAACCTTATGCCGTATTATCCTCTTTACACGCGCTAAACTTGCATTAAAACCAAGCTTATTTGTCAAGCCTTTTACAACATCATAAAAACCCTTAGTAAAATCAATTCGATGGCCCACAGTCAATGTAAATAAATCATCCGGATATATAACCTCATAACCATCTTCATCTTGCACAGAGTATATCCTCGAATAAATATCAAATAAATTCTCAAATGTTGTTATAAAAAACCCGTTGCTGTTGTAACATATAATTGGCCTATCACCAGTTACTGAATCATAAAACTTACCAATCTGAAGAGGATCAAAGTATGGACGAATTTCTTTTACACCCTGTTTATTATTAAAGACTTCACGAAACTTCGATTCAATCAATGTCTTGCGAGATGGACTATAAAGATTACTGGTTACCACAGAAGAAACAACCTGCTTAATTGATTTCACTGTACTGACTATATTGCTAATTTCACTATGCACAGTTGTTGGCTTTGGATATCTATCAAAAACTATCTTCATAAAATCAAATATTTTCATCTTTTCCACCTCTTCATTTCTAATATATCCTCAAGCGTCAATAATATAGTATCAGTTGATATATTTTCAATATTTGATATATCAACCCTATCTTTATCATACCAAATTACACTATTAAAATATTTCTCTGAACCAGATGGCAAAATTGTTTTATCAACAACATAACCCAAAGCCATATCCATAGGATCCACAAATGTTCCCTCATCTACCTGTGCATTGTTCAACCTCTGATAGCGTGATTTCCATTTAGTGTAAGGGAGAGGCGCCGCTTCATTCAATTTCTCATCATCAAACAAATCATCTGCATTCAAACATATCTCAGCCAAATACCCAAACCTTAACAACCTATCAAAAATGTTTTCATATTGTTTTAATATATGAAATCTCAAAACATCCCTAAGATTTGCAGATATATCAGCTGAAAAATCTAAAAGAGATTTCAACAAGATATTCTTATACCTTGACAAAAATGCAAAAACACTATTTATCCAACCCTCAACCTTATGAAATACAAAATTCAAAAAAGCATCCCACTGAAAACATCTTGCAAGCGTTCTTTCAGCTAAGTTTCTAGACTCACGAGAACTTTTAAGTTGATCATATAACTTACTATATTGATTCCTTAACCAATTCAACAAAATATTCTTCCAAACAGATAAAGATACAAAACCAAAAAGATAATAAATTATCTTATACAAAACACTCTTAACATCAATCCCAAGATTGAATAGAAGGTTTAAGCGCCGCCCACCTATAGATAGACTTAAAACCTCAAGAAAATTTATAACAATATTAAGCGAACTCTTTATTTTCTTACCCGTATCTTTCCCATATAAATATAAAGCATTATCTATAAAACAACACATAAGATATATAGGATCAACAATAATAACATCCAAAAACCGATCCAATATATCACTCAAATCTTCTAAAATAGTCTTTGTCCAATTAAAAGAAAAAACTTCCTGAAACATATTATTCAATTCATCCTTCAAACCAGATAACTCTTCCAACTTATCCAAAAATGTTGACAGTTGAACCATATCAACCGTAACATTATAACCAAAGAAACCTTTTGAAAACAACAAATCCCTATCTTCATCAAAAGTAGTTTCAACTTTCACAAGATTACCACCACACCGAGGACATTTAAAATCATACTGCTTAGCCCTTTGTTCTGTCGTTGCAAACCCACAGGTCTCACATCTATAATAAACACTACCATATAAATTAGCATCCTTGTAATCAAACTCATCAATATCACTAATATTTCCTAAAAGATATTCAGAAAGATCCTTATACCCTGCCCTTCTATTCTCCAAATACTGATCAAAAGAATCAGAATGATGACCATATTTACCTCGTATATAATTTTTATAGTCACTCACAGCATCATTTGCAATCTGCTCTTCATTACGAATAAAAAATGAAAGCTGATTTAATGACTGTGAAAAATCAACCTTAAATGTAGATGTATCAACATCAAAATCAAAATCAGGTCCAACAAAGAAATCATGTAATTCATAATGCACCGAATACTCCGCATCTTCATATGTATCAATATGCGCCGATGCAATTAAAGCCTTTATTTCATTAAATATATCACCCATATCCTTCTAGTCTTCCTCATTAGATTCAATACCCGATGACATATAATATATATATTCCAAAACTGGAATCCAGTTGAAAGATAAGCGCGGCCTCGTCGCAATATCATTTTGAAGCGTTATACGAACTGGATCTGGATATGCCCAAAAATCATACACTGTTAAAAAAGCAAGCCGATCTCTCATGTGGTCTACATTTTCTTTATAGATAAGCGCCGCATATTTCTCAGGATACTGCTCCAAAACCCCTTTCTTATATAACTTCATTACAATCTGCGCTGATTTCAATAAAATATCATTCTCCAAATTCTTTCCCATAATATTTTCCATCTTCTTCAAGAACCGATCAGATTCATCCCCAATTGCCGCCATGTTATTATCAAAATTATTAGATGAACCTTCAGTACCCGATGTTGATCCCCCAGTACTACCAGAATCCAATTCAGAATCATCTGATCCCTCACTCATTAAACTACTCGTAACCTCATCCAAATCCTCAATACCATCAATTACATCATCAACATTTATATTCATACTATACGCTTTACTCATAAATTTTGCTGCAAGATTACCGAAAAACTTTCTTAATTTAGGACCAACCAAAGGAACAATACCTATCGTCGAAGCCAAAAATCTCAATATAAGCGCAAATATAATAACCCACGAAATATGTATGGTATCATCCCGTCCGATATCTCTATAACCTAAAGCGGAAATATCAACTAAATCATTAGTCCTCTTCTGTAAACTCACAGAATCCTTCCGAAACATATCTTCACTACTAAAGTCATACTTTCTTACTGGCTTGCCTTTCGACAAAAAAACTTCAACTGGGTTTATACCATATTTGACCGGAATATAGTTTTGTAGAATGTTATAAGCACGCTCATAATCACTATACGAAATACAAACCTTACCATCAACAGGTTTTACCTTCTCACATCTAACACGGGTTAAATAAACATCCAAATTTGGATACTGATTTATATCATAACATATCTGTATATTGCTCATAAGATCATCAACAAAATCCTCCATAGAATCTAAAGCCTTATGCATTCGATGTATATTTATACCACGAACTGTCGCTTCTACTATTCTACGCTCAGTTTTATCAATTACAGCATCAAAATTTTGTTCTATAATATCTTCATCTGTAATCTTCCCCACACCAATAGTTTCACGAACAGGTGGCTCTATTCTCTCCGGTATATCAAATATGACTTTATCTTCATCATAATATATCTCATAAGGCTCTGAATTATACAAAAACTTCACAACCTTAAAAGTTTTATCTATAGAAAGATCTATATAACCATCACCTAATTTAACACCATATACAGTCTGAAAACCACCATCAGCAAATTTTATAAATATCGCATTATCAATACCATCATACGAAATCTTACCATCCCTATGTATAAATGGCAACAATATCCTCATTTCCACCAATCCTCCTCATCAATCGGAATATACGGATTTAACTCAAGATCAGCAGTCCTATTTATTATCCTACCAGATAAATCCTCTCTTACAATACCCGCAATAGGCACATAAGACATATATTTTGTATTAAATTCACCCGATGCTTTGTACCTATTTGCAGTAGGATCAAATTCAGGTTGCATAACATCCCAAAAACCATAAAGAGCACAAAACATCGCCATAAGATGATGGTCAGGAACAACATCATATTTGATATGACCTTCTGGCGTAATTTTAGTAATTTGATAATTCCTCAATTGATACTCAATACTATTCTTATTTTGTGCTAAAACAAATTCTTCATTTTTTGACGAAGCAAATTCAGGATTTAATTGCAATTGTTTACCGCGCAATAATGAATTCAAAAATGTCACCAAAAATTGTTTTATATCAAACTTCTCTCTCGCCCAACCCAAAAATATATCAATCTTCCTATTAAAAACAACAGGAACAAGATCAACAAGTCTCTTATCTCCAATCTTTTCTCCATACCTCGCAAGTTCCTGCATATTCTGTTCACCATAACCATAGTCCGCATAAATATAATCAACATTAAACTCGTTAACAATATCTATTATCCTTTCACGCGCATATATGTGATGATATTTCTCCTTTGTAATCTGCTCATCATAAATATATCTTAAAACCTGCTCTTTGTTATCCCACTCAAGTAAAACTACAACAATACCATGCGCTACTGAATTCCAATCTATACCCATGAAAATAGGCCCGCGCTTCGCTCTTGAATCATCCCTATTATAAGATTGTAATGCATAATCAATATCCTTTGCGGAAAACACACTTTCCGCAGTATCAACAAATTCAGCCTCAACCTCAAGCTTCCAAACAATCGGATCATTCATACAAGATTGTCGAAATTTAAATTCAAGCGTCTCTGAAACATCTATACCCAACTTTTCTGCATCCTTCATCCAAGTCCAATGAGGAAGCACCCACGATGGATAGTGATGTTGGGAGAAGCCCGACCCCGGCTGGCATATCGACCAGAAATATCCTTTCTTTGCTGTTGGTGTTGAACCAACTATGAAGCGCACCTTCCTACGCCTACCCAAAATAGTTCCACCAATAGACCTAAAAACTTTATCATGTAAATAATCACAATTATGAACTGGTATATAAAAACCCTCATGATAAATCATATATGTACCAGACTCAGTTTTTAAATTATAAACATCACGCATACCACCATCAGAAAATTCGTATTTTACCCAATACACTGATGACTTTATATCAAAATTATCACTATCATAAATATCAGATACCGGTATATTCAATTTTTCTGATAATGCAAGCACCTTCTCAACATTATTATATGATAAACCAATACCAACATCATAGACAAATTTGTCATTCGAATTCACAATCTGCCCATAGCGAACTTCATATCCTAATTCCCTCAAAACATCTGATATAGCAGGAGTATAATTGCAAAGGAAAACAGATGCAGTCCGGATAAATCGTTTCTTATCTTTTTCATCAAGATTTCTTACAGTCTCTTCCACTGACTCCAATGTCTTATAAACTTTCTCAATATCAAGTTTAAATCTCAGATAGTAAGATAAATACTTATCATTTACATTAAACTCTTTATACTCAAGCCTTATATATCCAAGTTGATGCGATTTTATCAATAAATAATAATAATGTATAGCAAGTAAATCTATCTCATTTATAGATTCATCATGAACACCAACAAAAATAGGAATAGTATCTTTCTTCGATACTTCAACCCAGCCTTCCTTATAATAAAAAGGATGATCAGGTGTCACATATATCGGCTTATCAAAGAAAAATGTTTTAAGCGCGATCGTTTTTTTAAGCCCCGTGGAGCGCGCCTCCAAAACCCTATTCCATTTACCACTCGCATCCAAAACATAATCACCTGGCTTGATTTGATAAATATACTTCTTACCCTTCGGTGTTATAACATAAGTGAACTTATCAAAACACTCATCTATAACTATCATATCAGCAGAAACACCACGAATATCAGTCTGCTGAGCATTACCCACAAAACCCTCAAGCGCGCTCCCATTCTTTAACGCAAGATACACAGTAGGACTTCGACGCTTAGTCTCTATATAATTTGAGAACACCGAATTCTGAAGAAAAAACAGTAAATACCTCTCAAAATAACGCAAAACCTGATGCCCCTCAGGCGCTACAAAAACAACCCTATAATTGGGGCGCGTCAACATATAATATAATGGCTCAAGCGCCATCATCGTAGTCTTACCCGTCTGACGCCCCAATCTATAAACTTTAAGCGCACTATCATCCCTTAACATCTTTTCTTGGAAATCATACGGAATAAAAGGCTTCGATGGTTCATCTGGATCAACAAAGAATGTTTTGATAAATAAAACCTTGTCCTTTACAACTTTTTTTAAAAGTGAATCAAGATCTTTCATAATATATCAAATTGCAAATTGTTATCTCGCCCTATGCAATGCAAATACCAAACCACCTGATGGACTATTCCTTCTCCATGAGCGCCCCTTGTACTGCATAGTATTATAAACTGCAAGCCTATCTCCTATCCTCTTCGGATTACTAACTGTGAGAAGCGCCGCCGCTATACCTACAGAAGCAGCAACCGGACGCTTTGAAAACGCATTGACACTAAACCTCGCAACTCCATGAAAAAAACTCGTCTGATTTCTCTGAACATTTGAATACGGCAGCTTTAAGTTCCTATTACCACCAAATGGAATACTTATATTACGACTAATGACTCTCTTATACTTGGCTCTTTCAGAAACTTTCGTCAGAATATTCTTTTCTAAATTAATAAATTTTTGTGAAGCGCGCACTTTTGACGCTGTTTTTCCAACATTCTTCGCAGAATAAAACCCAGATTTAAAAATCCTGAACTTACCTAACAACCTACTATGCAATGATTTAATACCCATGGAAGCTTCACGAATATATTTATAAGCATTTAATTTTTTCATCCAATTACCTCACAAGTCCAAAATGTCTATTTATATACTTCATAGATAAAATACCTTCCTTCAAAAAGTCAGCAAAATGTCGTATTCTCCTTGATGCCACAAGCTTAAACCCCGTTTCAAAAGACTTCAAAACCCTATCCGTCGTCTTCGATTTATAACCAAACCTCAATATAGACCTAACCATTGATGGAGTTACCTTTTTAGCCCTAAAACGAGAAACAAATGGTTTGATCTTCTTCAAAACAGTAAAATTTCTTTTCCTAAAATTCAAAGTTTTCGGAACGGTTTTGTATTCAAATCTATTAAGCGCCGCCTGTTTATATATCTTTGCAGGCAGACTAATTTCCTGTGCCATACCATATAACTTCTGCCTCTCATGTTGAAATAAAGCAAGTCCATTCCTCTTGAAAGTCGATAAGCCCCGCCTGACCCGTTGTATGTAATTCTGCGTCGCTAACGGTAACCTGTCAGTAAGAGAAGCACGCCCCTCATGAATCAAACGCTCATTCCTTATATAATGCTTGAATAAATTAGAAAGCCTATACGCTACAGGACGATTACGCCTTATAAAATTCCTCTTGTCTATGTAATTATAACCACCAAACATCTACCTATCACCTATGACTATAAAATGCTTCATTACCCAAAAGTATATTACGCACATTTGAACGCGATGCATGAATTTCTTGAAGCGCCCGATTTCTTATAGTCGCAGCCTCAGGTGTAACATAACCCGCAGGTAAACGATAACGCATACTATATCCATCCCTGAGCAAACTCGCCGCCTTATTCATTAAACTAACACCAGCATTCAATGCCTTTGATGTTAACCACACAATACCTTTAACTGATTCATATGCCAACATAGCAGTAGAAACACCTCTTCCAACCTTCGCTATCGTCGGTGAAACCTTTATATAACCCGGTGAAATTTTTCTTGAAATCTTTTGTAATTTGTTCACAAAATTCAATTTGCCCTGTATACGAGCAGCAACATCTTTCAAACCAGCCTCTTCTGCCTTACCTATATAACTTCTTGCATAATTTTCATATGCACTGAAAACTCGATGTAAGCCCCCCCGCTCATACTCCTTCAACATCTCCTTCATAAAATACTCATTATAACCCATTGACTTAAACATAGCCCTCACAACAGTCCTACCCATCCTATGCGAAAACCTTGAAGTCCACGCAAACATCCTATCATAAAGTGAATACCGCGAAACTTTCGGGGGACCAACAAACATACCCCTTAACCCCGGAACCCCAGGATACCTCACTATACCACGATACTTGTTCCACTGCCAAGCACTCGGACGATATAAAAGAAAATCAAGCATATCCGAAACCACAAATTTCGCAGTCTGGCCTAGAAGACCATATTTCGGAGAAAACGGAGCAACCGCCATCCGCACTGTTGTCTCCGCAGGAACAAAAACCATAGGACGCGAAATATTCATCGGTACAAGATCACCAGCACGAGGTTGATTCTGCGGATATGTCGGATCCTGATTATAATACATGACTATATCTCATTCCTATTCTATCCTTCCTTGATATAATACCGACAGATTTAGGATACTTACGCTCACTTACATACGGTAAATACCTATGTAAATCAGCTGAAAGATACCATGAGCGCCGCTGATCAAAGTTCCTCTGTAACAAGTATTTGAAATACCTCTCATCGGATCTATGCTTTCCAATATGAATGGACTTATATCTCTTATATTTCGAAATAATCCTATGATAATTCTTCTTTAGTTTTGCAGATTGTATTTTACTAACATCAGTTAACTTATTAATGACATTGCTGACATCCTTCATGTTGAGATAAGCGCGCTTCTTCCTCATAAGAAGATTACGCCATTTTGTTTCATACAATTTTAGAAGCGTCCTCTCTATAGGAATACCCTTATTCCTCATCAACCTCATCATCCTACTATCTGCAATCACAGGTCTATGTTGAAACAAAGTTTTTGCAGGAAATCTTACATTTCTCAAAACAGATACTTTAGCTTTTGATACATCTTTAACAAGCGGCGATACAACATCAACTACAGATCCCTTAAATCTTTCAAGGTAATTTTGAGGCGCCGTCAATAATTTAACCTTATTAAGCGCCCGCTTCAATAAAGAATTTATTTTAATTATCTTCTTCATCATTCAATGTCTCAATATCCTTCGCCGCTCTTGCCAAAGCCTCAAGCAAATTACCCTCATCAGACATCTTAGCCTTAACCTTGGATAATGGCGTAGCAAGATACTGCTCAAGTATAGTAAGCTTCATCTTATCAAGTCTTATTAAAACATCCAATAATGGATGCGCCTCTGTTACAGTCGCTATAACTTGATCCTTACCAACAACCGGCGCCTCTATCGTAATACCCTCTTTCGCTAATTGCTCATAAATCCGTCTCGTTAACAAATTAAGCGCCGCATAATTCATAAACTGCGTTATAGTCACAACATCAGAAGGATCCACATCCAACTGCTTCATAAGTGATTCAACCTCGCCTGCAACAAACATTAACTCAAGCGGACAAGAACTATTATACTCAATAGACTCTTTCATCTGGCATCTATCATATATAGGACAATCCTTATTACACTTACGAACAGGTATATCACCAAAATTTAACGCAAAAAAGTCCTCAAAATCAATCTCCAAGCGCGCATCAAGATCATCCTCCGACTCAATAGTTTTCATCAATCCTTTCACAGACTCTTTTATAAAATCTGAAGGTCTTTTTCCGGAATTTTCAGACAATCAGCATACCTCCTGATATAATGATTAAGAACATCGTTTATGGTTTTATAATGTTTAAGCGCCCGCTCAACTGTTGATTTCGATATAACATCATCATATGATATCGGAACATATCGAAGCCCGCGCTCATATGCTATCTTTATCTTCTCCATATCAGAAGAAACTTTACGAAGAAATGAGAAAATATCATCATGAAATACAGCCCATGGATCATAATGCTCCCGCCCATTATACTCAACAACTATATTATCATCTGGTAAATAGAAATCATATTCATATGGAATAACTGTATTGTCATCATTTACAAAATATACATGATGAAATACTTTATGAGATTTTTTTAGAACATTATATAAGCGGCGCTCATTCTCCCAAATATTCTTATTTCTATTACCATGTATAACTCTATAATGGGCGGACCACTGATACTCATCCATATTTATCCAAGATGGAATCTTTATTTTCTTCGGGAACTTTCCCAACTATATCCTCCATCATACATATTAAATACCTTCTCTTCTCACCAACCGCCGCTACAAATAATACCTGAGTATTCCATCTTGAAACAATCACAAGATCACCTTTCCTTATAGAAGGATATGTCTTGTGTATCACCCTATCACGCTTCTTTATATACTGCCCATCACCCCTTTCAATAACTTTACACAATATAAAAGGACCCTTCAAATATTCACCGGGAATTTCTATCAAACTACTAATCCTATCAACAGGACAGATATACTCCACCAATACATGTGTACCTAACATCCTCATTTTATCAACCTCACATCAACTCACTTTTGGCCTTTCTAACTTTACGAATATAATCACGCATAACAAGATTATAGTCATCAAAAAACATCTTTATAGTCTCCTTCATATCAGATATATATTTCTTAAATTCATCATAAAACTTATCTTCATCAGCCATCCATAACTTAACCCTATCAACCAAACTCAAAACATCAGGAAGCACAGCTTGATAAAAACGAAGCTTATCAAGAGCCTTTATAAGCTCCCGCTCTTCGGGACTCAACTGCGCCTCCATCAACCTCCTATATTCTTCAGGTGAAATATTAGACGCCCCACTACCCTGCGCCGAACCCATACCACTCATTTGTTTACCATCATGAAGAGTAAATTCATCTCCCATGATAACCTCCTATTGAATCATTGGTTTACTATTCCTCATAAAATATATACTTATCTATAAAATCAACCAGTTCATCCAAAGTATCAAATACTGCTATAATATGCCATGGTTTAACTTTACGAACATAATCACCGGGTAAAACATAGAACTTATCTGTCTGAATAAGCGCGCCTTCCTCATCTAACTTGTCCGATAATATCATTTCAGGATTAATACCTTCAGGAAATATATCACCTTTCCAAGCCTGCCTCAATACATACTGACCACCATGAATATCTTTCGCCCAACCTACCCAATCAGGCACATCTATATCAATCAGATAACCAAAAAGCGATAACCCTTCAAGATTAGGCGTATGTATCAATGTTTTCTCTACAACAAATAAATCCGCAATAATTGCACTATCACGAACTGCCTTCAGTTCCATCTGAATCCCTCCCATCAATATTAAGAATCCTTCTAATACGCTTCACAGCTTTACCAAATATCATGCCACTAACATAATCTTTCCTCGTCTGCGGTCTGGCTCTAACCCAAGATACAGATGCATTCACCCAATCAATATCAGTAAACATCGTAACAAATGCAACAAATTCAGCTATACCAAATTTCTTCAGATCCAACTGATATGTCCCATCTTCTTTCACAGTAATACACTCATCAAACCTTTGTGGATGCATACCCATAAGATCACAAATAAGATCTTTTGAAGGCGGTTTCTCCTCCGTCAAAAACCTATCAGGCTTGATGAAAAAATACCGACGATAAGTAATCTCTGACATATTAATACCTCCTATCTTTTTGCATCCAAAGCCTTATATTGAATAATGTCCCATATAATCCAATATATTCATACATATCTTTCCAAGGCTCAACATATATAATATCATCACGATCCCTTTTGTCAATAGAAATTTTCCTAAGCATTTGGTTTACCATTACTAAGTGCATGTACATATATACTTGCTTCGGTGGTATCTCCAAATACCCTCACCTCCTTCTCCTTCCCTGATAAAACTACTGCCTTCATTATAGGCTTATTTACCGGATCAAAATATGAAACAGAAAAATCATCACCAATTTTAAATGCACCTAGATTGATAAGCGCGCGCTTCTTACCCGCATAATAAACCTCTGCACTTGCAGGATTATGCGTGTGTGCAGTAACCAAAACATCCGCATTAGGATAAAAATAGCGACAGAGATTAAGCGCGCCTAAAAATGGATTCAATTTAGATGCACTAACCTTATGACCAATAGCTATTTCATACTGCTGATCCAAAACCTTCAAATATATATGACCTTTATTCCTCATAAAAGCAACATTTTTGGCATACTTTTCAAATAATATGGAATATATATCTATACCACCCAAAACCTTCATCGCCTGATCATGAGACATCTGCTCAGAAAGTCCTACAGCTATAAATCTCCCAGTAGCAAAAGCTTCCTCAAGATAACTTTTCAATAATTTTATCTGAAAAGTAGGATTCACAATTTGCGAATGTATCACACTCTTATTCTTGAACTCCAAAAACATATCAACCAAATCACCAACAACTATGGTATAAACATTATCCTGCAAAAGAAACTCCCAATGCTTCATAAGCTCCCTGTAATCAGTATAACGAGACCCGAGATGCCAATCAGAAGTAAACACAATTATAGGATTATCGTGATTAATCTCATATGTGTAATTTTCACTATAAAAATCTCCATACTTCTTGTTTAAATCACTTATAACATTCACATCCCTTAACATCTCTCTCCAAGTAACACCATCATACTCAATATCTTTTGTAATATCATCTGAAACATTATTATAAGTCCTCTTAACACTGCTCTCAACCTGCACAATCTTGCCTTTCTTGTTAAATGTATCAATAAGATAAAGCGCGCGCTTCGCAGTCAAATGATATTTCGAAATCAAATATAACGCACTATCATGCCGCGAGTTATTCGAAATAAACTCCATATCCTCATATGTCAATTGAACCTTATCCCTATTCGGCTCCCTTTCTTCTATAAGATTATTCTGTATATAGTCAAGTAATGTAAGCGCGCCATCCTTATCAAGCTTTATATCCTTACCATAAATCGAATAAAGAAAAGCACGCATCTGTAACTCAACACGATAAGCCGTGCTTCCACTAACATCATAAACAGATACCAAGAAATACTTGAAACTCTGACTCTGATCACTATCAATAAATTCTTCTAAAAGTTGCTCAATCCTCCCAACAGAAAATTCACCAAACCCACCAATATCATAGGTAATAAACACCGGTTTATCCATCAGTAGTGCCTCCTATGTTATATTTATCAATCACACTTATTACTATACCCACAATTCGGACAAGGATAATTACAATCAAACTCGAACTCATGCTCTTTTGTCCAGATATAAGCGCCGCAATTTGGACATTTCGTTAATATTGCATCATCCTGCGGTGGATTACTAAGCCCACCGGGATAAAGATCAATAACCTTATGCTCTTCTTCTCTTTGCATATTCATATTTATATTCATAACCATAGATGAACGAATTTCAAGTTCTTTTTCTGGTGTTCGTCCATCTCTAAAGTATTTAAGCGCCATCGCCCAAAAACCTACAGGTGAATAAATCCTATGACCTAAGAAAAACATCGCTCCATCATGACTGCGAATCTCCATTAATTCATCAATAATCTTCGAAAGCTTTCTCTTATAAAATGATTTATCATACTTTTCAGAAAGCACATACAGATCTTTTAAATACATTGATAACACCGTATTAAATGCTATAACAAAATCTTGCGGATATATACTTTTGGAACCTAAATATACTTCAAGAGGCGCGCGCCTCTCCCCAGCAACATTAATGTAAATGTTCTTACCATTCTTATCCACAAACTTATACGATACGGCATTCAAACTATAACCCCTTCTATAATCAATATCATCAAGAGTAATCTCCTGCCTTTCATCATCTTTTTCATCTTTCTTCTCTCCTGCTGCACTTATCACAGCACCACGAGTACCATGACGATAAATAGTTACACCCTTTACACCAGATTTCCATGCTTTCATAACAAAATCAGCAACATCATCTTTAGTGACTTTCTCCGAAAGAACATATGTGTTCGATATAGATAAATCAACCCACTCCTGTAATGCAGCATGAATTTTAAGCTTATCTTTCGGATCAATCTCTTCAGCAGTAACAAGCCAATCTGGTTTTTCATCATCCTTTATAACTCCACGGCGTTTCAATTCAGTATAAGCCGGATGCTCAAATTCAACCATTCGCTTAAAACTGTCAGACCACCGCTTCATATGTAAATAAAACACAGGTTCAAAAGCACTTGAAACACCAGCAAGTATCGATATTGAACCAGTAGGTGCTATAGATAACAAGTTTGTATTTCTCAGTCCATACTTCTTTATTTTATCTCCAAGATCCGGAAAAGTTTCTGTAAGTTTCTGTAAAAACTTAGATGATAATATCATTTTCTCAAAATCATTTCCAAAATATTCCTCTATAGCAGGAGCGGGCCCATACTTTTTTGCTAACTCTACTGATTCATCAAATGCAACCTTTGCAAAAAACTTCGCTATCTCTGATGACATCTTTACAGATTCATCTGACCCATAACGACACTGCTTAAATAAAAAGACATCAGCAAGCCCCATCAATCCAAGTCCGATTTTCCTCAACCTTTGTGCTGATGTCTTAAATTCCTCAAATGGATAATATGCTTTGTCTATAAGCGCGTCCGCAAATCTTATTGAATACCTTATAGTCTCTTCAAGCTTACCCCAATTAATATTATTGTCCTTATCTAAATGTGCAGGCAAATTCACAGATATAAGATTACACATACCCCATTCACCCAAGGGAACTTCACCACAATTATGCACCCAAAAACCATTCGCATCAAAGGAATGAGCGCCGCCTACCTGTATATCAAATACATCCTCTTCGCCCACATAATCAATACCCTCTATCTCAACAACAAAATCCTCTTCTTTCAAATCACAAGACGAAATATATGCATCAAGCATTAAGTTTTCATCAGGATTACTAAATCCAATTTTACCATAAAATACTTTAACATTATCATCTTTTATAACAAGCCTATAACCGTTATTCATAACCTTCTGTATTTCGGACATTATCCCAAATCTCAATAACATTCTTTGTATAGACTGAAATGTAGTAAAAGAAAATCCTGAAGTTAAAGATATAATAACGCCGTCTGGAATGATGGAAGCGCGCCCAAATTGATCAAATAAAGACCTCAGAAAACCAAGTTGAAATGAATACGACAAGCTTTCATATTCCTGAATCTTTTCATCAATGTCATCATAACCAGCAAGTCTATAACCCTCATCAAAATCTGAAAGATCAATATCCCCATAATCAAAAGACCTGTGATTATTCAATAATATCCTATCACCCACCTGAAGATCACGAAGTTCAACCCACTTATTCTCAGGATAAGATGCTTTCATAAAAGGATGATCAGATGTTGCTTTAATTTCAAATCCTTCCTTTGTCCTTATCCGATAAACTTTTTTTATCCCAGTGTGGAAAAACCCTTTCTCAGATCTATATGGTTTTCCATTTACAAGAACATCACAAGGTTTGTTTATAAGATCTTTTACGAAGCGCGCCCCTTCTGATGTCATAACCCATGTATCAGCAGTAACACACGGATTCGTCGTTACTATCGGTTCATACTCATGTAAAATATAATTCTCCTGAATTCTATCAATAAATAAGAAGCCCGGCTCAGATGACTCATACATATTCTCAATAATCTGATTCCACAAATCGCGCGCTTTTACAGCCTGCGATATAACTTCAGTTGTTCCATCATCATGCTTGACTTCATAATACAATTCCCAATCCTTATCATCCTCGACAGCACACATAAATTCATCAGTCACTCTGACTGAAATATTTGCATATCTAACTTGATGACGACTTAATAAATACTTTGCCTGCTCATAGAAAGGATGGTCTTCCGTTATTCCAAGTTGAGCAATAAAATTAATATTCTCCTGATTTAAATCATGCTTCATCTTTACAAATTTCAAAATATCAGGATGAGATATATCTATGGAAAGAAGAAGAGCTCCCCTTCGATTTGATTGCCCAACAAGCCCTGTTACAGTCGAATAAAGTTCAGCCCATGACCATGCACCAGTCGAACTACCCGCACTACCACGCTTGACAGAAGCGCCCTCCGGCCGCAATGTAGATATGTCCAATCCAACACCTAACCCGGACTTAAAAGCCAAAGCCATGCGCTTCGCAGTATCAAATATCCCTTCCATACTATCATCCGGTGATGGTATCACTGAGCAGTTGTAGGGAGAAGCACCCTCCTTCCCGGCTGCATACATAACCCGCCCACCAGGAAAAACACGATATGTTAAATTACCATTCTCGTCGAAAAATACATCTTTCATCGGAGGATAATATACTTCAGCTGTACGATTCAAAACATCTTCAGGCGTCTCATTTTCATTATGTTTGTATTTATTCCAGACAAGCGCCCGCCATTCCTCATAAGCATCATTACCCTTATACATTACTTACCTCCTTTCTCAAAACGCTTTGCATAATCCTCCAAAAACTCCTTCACATGAAACCCCGGACAGATTTTATTCGCAAAATCATTATGCCCAAAAATATTCGAAGTACTCAAGTTAAAATCATTCATAAGCCTATTCAAAAGCAGAATAAGTGATTCTATCTGTTTTGGTGTAAACCATTCTTCAATCTTACCTATTCTATCAGGATTACCAATCAAACATATTCCTATACTATCTTGATTATGTCCTGCCACATGTGCACCTTGCTCACATACATCTCGCCCGTATTCAACCTTGCCATCATCATCTTCATTGTAAGGTTCATGGGCGCGCCTCTTCCCATTCAATATCACAAAATGATAACCAATCTTTTTAAAACCCCTCATACGATGCCACTCATCTATAACTTTTGCATCACCAAAATCACTGGCAGAACAATGTATAATGATCTTCCTTATAGGTCTTTTACATTTCATAAGCACCCCCAAAAACCTTTTTAAATAATTATAAGCTTTCAAAATACTTGAAATATTAATGTTCAAATGAAAACCCTTCCTACGCAATAAACCTATCATCCCATTATTTGGCCTAAAATTTCTCATTATTCCACCCTCCTAATAAATCAAAAAGCCCCAAATAAGGAGCTTTGCCCACCAAGGGAGGGATGCCTTGCACCTAAAAGGAGCTAAGGAGGCATCTTTATTTTATTATACCATTCTCTATACGCATAGAAACATATCAATATGCTGTCTGTTACATTATGATCCTTTATGTCAATGTCAAGATATTTTTTTACATAGTCCATCCCAATCTTCTTTCTTTCTTTCGATCTTACTCTCCCCGTTATCCCTAAAATATCACTCTGCCATAAAGTTGGCTCAACATACCTGACCTCAATGTGAGCATCAAAATACAAATTCGCTACCTCACTCAAAACATAAAACTCATGTGCAACATTCGAAAGATCACCATATGTCCTTATATTACGAAGCAGAAATGGTTTTTCAACAAGCAGTAATATAGATTTGCCACGCATGAATTCAAGAATAGATGAATAGTAAAAAGCGCCGCTTCTCTCCATAACAACAATATACAAAACACCAGTAGATATATCAAAAATACTTAGATATTCTTTTCTCTTCGATATATCAACACCAACTATGAGCCTATCAGAAACTACCTCTGATATCTCATCAAGATCTTTTTTTATCTCAACTCTTTTTATCACTTGATCCAAATCCATTAGCGCCCCTTTCCGTAGGTGTAAGTTCCTCAACTTCAACAATATCATCAATAAGCGCCGGAACTATCAATAACTGAGCAATCTTGTCACCTTTTTTGATCTTATAATACACATTATTAATACTCTGCAACACAACGATAACCTCCCCCCTATAATCTGGATCTATAACACCAGCCCTCACAGCTATACCCTTCGATCCAATACTACTACGCTCCTTTATAATCCCAACATACCCCTCAGGAATCTCAACCGCTATACCCGTATGAACTTTTTTTACATCATGTTTAAACAACTCAACATCTTCAATTGAATACAAATCATAACCAACAGAGTCATAAGCGCGCTTCGGCAACTTTGCATCATCACTCAATTTCTTCACCTTTATCATCCCAAATACCCTCCTGCTGCTCTAATTTACCATACAACAATATCTCCAATAGCTCATCAACCGAATTATATATCACAACATTATCAGCCTCATACGAAAGTATATTCATAAGACCCAAAAAATCAAGAGGTTTTACATCAGGATACAACTCACCAAGCCTTCTAAACACTTCATCATAAGCCTCCTCTCCGCATACATACCTCATCTCCGAATACCTCGTAAATATATACCCAAATGCAACAACAGGATACCTATCATTTTCATCCAAAACCGCTTTTGCTAAATCATTCCGTAAATTACCAGTGTAATGTTTTTTCAATATATCAAAGAACTCCTCCATAAAATACAAAAAAATAGCAGGATAAAATTCTGAATTGGAAACATTTTTTCGCACTTCCTCTGGAACACCAAGCGACGCCACAATATAATCCGGCGCTACTAAAAAATATTTTATAAGCACCGCAATCGTCTTCCTATATCCAGTTATACCGTGATCTTCAATAAACGACTTATAATCCCAAAAATTCCTGAGTGAATGATATATCGGCCCCTTAATCATCTTCAAATACCATCTTCCTTACACGCTGATATGCCAATGAAACCCTATATATAGACAACTTAAATTCAACGCGTTCATAATTTTCATCAAAATATTTTTGAAGCGCCCGCACTACAGCACGAATGCCCTGCCTCACATTCTTTAACTTCACAACCCTTCGAATATTATACATCTGCTTTAACCTCGAAACAACATACTTGTCAAAATACTTTATCTTGTCCCTCGTTATATAAAGAATATAACCCACATTATTCCTCGGACTAACTAACGACGGTAAATAACGCATTATAGAAATAAAATACTGATCCGCAACTGAATACGGATCAAGATTCCTCACTGAATCACTATGAAGAATTTTATCAGGATGTATAACAAGTATTGCATCGACCTTCACATCAGCAGGGTCATAAGCAAGCAAATTGATAACCTTATGACCATTATTGGATAGATAAGTTTTCAATCCAATATCTATCTTGCCAAAAATGCCGACTTTCATAAGCGCGCTCCTTTACATAATAAAATTCACCTTGTATCTCTTATACGCTATCTTTTTATTAAACTTATCAACATCTTCCAAAACATCTTTCCCCATCACAATAACAACATCATCAGCATTACCAACTTTAATATCAGATTCATGCGCATCAACATTTATCCTCCATCGTCTCCTATGCCAATCAGTTAAACCATACTGCTTCACTCTCTCAAGATGACTCTTTGAATAATACCCTTTATTGCTCTTCCATAACCAATAATCATGATCCTCATCAAACACAGTCATCATAACTCTATCGCGCAAAACTTTCGCTATCACAGATGCAAACGAAATGTTGAGCAACTTCGTATCACCTTTAATCAAATGTTTATTTGCACCAAAATTATACTTACCATCAATTATAGTCTCGATATCATTATCATCATATCCTAGGCCTTCCATAAACGATGTGGTTATGAAAAATACACCTAAGCGGCGCGCTTCCGTCATCCCAGCACGATCTATAAATGCCGGTGGTATCAAAACAAATACATAATCAAAATCAGATGTATCAAGCGCGCGCTTCAAATAAGTCACACGAGCACTATGACTCGAAAACGACTTACAATCGCGGGGCTTCCTTTCCATACCCCACCTGTTTATCACAACACCAGCCATACCCATAGGCCCCGCCCACGCAGCAGCTCCAACCTCATCAATACCAATCTGATAAGCAGCCATCTTTAACCTCCTTCATATGATCTGTTCTATTGGGTATTATAAACAACAAGTCATAAATGTCAATAGGAAAAATAAAAAATTATTTATTTTCCTCTTGACAAAGAGGCGCGCTTCCATATCATTATCCTTAGCATGGAAGACAAAAAACAAAAACATATTAAGGGCGCAGATCAGAATACAACACAGAAAAAAAGGAAGCGGCGCAAAAAAGGGCGGCGCTTCCCCAAATCCCATTACCTCCCGGTCTACATACCGATCTACGCCCATATCCGCGAAACCCTTTTAGACTATTTCACTACAACAGGAAAATCACAACAACCCGTACATCTCACCGACCGTATAATGTCCTTTTACCTTCACCTTACAACACTTTTCTACCGCGATAAAAAGACAAGCATATCGTATACACAATTCAAAAACCTTGTTCAGGAATATTTCGATGGAATGTATTACGATGGTAAAAAATGCACAGTAAACCAATGGTTCGAAATAATCACAGACCTGTTCCAGAAACTTGGAATTATCAACATCAATTATCGTAAAAACTCAAATCTGATAAGGAACATTTCAATCCTCAGTCCGAGAAAACATTTTTACTGGCTTTATAGATCAATATTTAATAACAATTTCGATGATGATATCAATCTCTTAAATGCCGTAACAGAAAATTATCTTCCTGTAGGCTGGAAACTCGGAAAAGTCTATGTACGCTATGATGCTATCGAAGCATTGAACAGATATCCAAAACACACACGCGATCATGCGCTCGTAATGCTCATATACCTCACACAGGAAGAAACTCGTCCGATATCTCAAAGGATCATTTCAGCTTATACATCACTGAGACGCAACGCAAAACACGGTATCAGTGAATACATAAAAATATCAGATGCACTTGGTTTCTTTTACAAAAAGCCCGATTATGCATACATGAGAGTTTATGCATATGATGATAATATCACACGCGTAAAAAACATTGAAGAAGGGCTGCGCTTATACAAACAACTCAATGACATCCGTTACATTTATGTAGAAGACACAGGTGAAGTTTATCTTATAATAGGTACGAGATATTACATCGATCGCAAAAAATTCGGCGCTTATGTTCCTTTATCCGAGTTTGACCGTACATCACTGTATAATCCTCAAGGGCTCAAGGCGCTCGTGAGGCAAAACCACGGGCACAAGCACGAACAGCTCGTGGCGCGCATGAGAAGCCGTATACGCAGAGCTGTCCTTGAGCGGCTTGCTTCCACAGGCACCTTATATGGATTAAGGCGGTCAACCGGTCATGAAGGAACAAAGCGCAAGTACATAAAGAAGATCCTCCGCAAAGCGGCGGGCTTCTCCCCCTCCCAAGTCTACACTGTAAGCAGAAAATCAAATATGGAGGTCAGTGATGTCCTGTCTATCATGATGTACGATCCTTATACAAAAGATATCGAATTAATTAAATCTAAGGGTTCCATACGCGAACAAATAATAGGCGCGCTTCAATCCATCCCTACCCTCGGTACCATCCCCAGAGTCGTTACCGATATCAGATACCTTGCATTCATACATAACTTACATAAGAAACTATCTAAGCTATTCACAAAACAATTCAAACTCCGTAAGAACATCAAAGATACCACACTCATCAATGGCGCGCTTCACACCTACTACACCCTGCGCTCAATGAAACTGAATAACAGATTCTACCTACCTGATAACCTGTACGATAAGCTACTGTCCCTGGAACACATACTCAAAGACTATATGCCATCATGGACATCATTATATGGCTCAAACAAGATCTCATGGAACCCTAATAGACATACTCAAATCATAGATACCAGTAACCTTAGAATCCATACCTACAAGATCCAAACAAGCCTTACTCACACTACAACCACTATAAGCTACCACATAAAGAACAAAAACCTCCGCTCAAAACTCATACACACTCTAAGCAATATCTATAACATCGTAGAAAACATCCTAGATCAATACACACAAGTCATCAATAAACACAAAGACCAAATATCTGCTTACAGTGAACAGCTTGGGAAAGCTATATTAAAATCTTACCACAGCCATCTGTCATCAAAGACCTTGGAGCCGTGCTTATTTGCCTTCCAATTATTGGTAGCATAACAGAAAAATAAGAAAAAAACATTTTTCGTTTGTTTCTGTTATGCATACGGTGTATTGCCTCAATGCGATTCATCTGGTATAATATCTGAAGCGAGGTGAGCTAATGAAGATATTTTACCCTAAAAGACCGCCTTTGAGATTATCTGGTATACGGGGTAAGTTTACTAAGGCATTTGAGTGGGTACGGGGTCTATATAGGAACATGTATCATACATCGAAGCCACGCTATCTTGGTTTTAGATTCTTTCACAAGAAGCAGACAGGTGATGCCTATGGTGTTGCAATCAGACTAAAGAGGTTTATGCAGAGGAAGACTTTCAGGTTGATGGATACGCCTGCACTTCAGACTTCATCGAGGCCTGATGCTGGTAATTTTATAGCAGCGAAAAGTATTATTTACAACATATCTGGCAAATCTTTTGCAATGAGATATGAGCATAGGCTTGCTGGTAGGACTTTATCGAAGATAGGGCGGCGCTTATTTGGTAACGCAATTAAGCATTGGATGTATTGACAAATCGAAAAATGTTCATATTATAGACTTGAAACACAGGGAAAGGAGGATATCGATGTACAAGATCCGTGACTTTATGTGTGAGAAATGTGGACACATTGAGAAGGATGTACTTGTGAAAGAGGATGATAACGGTAATGTTATTAACCCACCTAAGTGTCCGAAATGTGGGACTGTTATGAAGGTTAAGATGAGTTTTGATGGGTTTGTAACTGTCAAGTAAGGAGGATATAATGGAGGTATTTGGTGTGTTTGAGATATCTACTGAGCCTAAGAAGACTAAGCGTGGGAAGAACAATTATGGAGCTATGGCTGTAGAGCGTGATGAAAAACGGTATCTTTTTATTCCGGAGAGGCTTATAAGTAAGGTGCAGAGGGGCGACGCTTATTTTGTTGTTGGTAAATACATAGGATATTGGGATACAGGTGATGATATAATTCCGATGATTGGTGTACATTCGATAGAGCCTTTGAGGAAGATTATAAGATATAAAAAGAAATCAGTTGTTGTTGAGAATGTAAAGAAAAGGAGAGTTAAGCAATGATTGACACATCAATATTAAGTCAGTTGCATTCGATGTATCAGACTACGATGAACATGGATATAAATGATATAAAGACCATTTTAAAACCCATTTTAAGTGATTTTGTATCTGAGGCTGATATTGAGCAGACGCCGCCGCGGGTGCTTCAACTTTTATATTCACTTCTCAAAGTCAATGAGACTTTCTATGATATTGCAGTGCAGATAGATAGCAGATCGTATAACCCGGCGCTTATAAACATGCTCAAGGATGCAATCAAAGGCGAAATGTATAGGAGATTTGGCAATGGCAAGCAAAGAGGAAAAACGGTGGCGGAAGATTGAGGAATGGGTTGCCGCATATACCGATGGTGAGCTTACAAAAGGATCAGGAAATGTTCATGGAGACTCTGATGTTATTTCAGACGATGCTGTTTATGAAGTAAAATATATCGGTTATCCTAAACTTACTTACACAGTTGAAGAGAAATATCTTGAGCGTATATACGAAAACGCTGTTGTAAGAGGAAAGATTCCGTATCTTGTGTTATATTTTGAAAAGAAGAAAACCGCTTATTTCTTTAGGGTTATATACAATTCATATGCAAGGTTTTATTCGGATGGCGATAAGATATATATTTCATTACAGAAAGATGATATGAATATAGACAAAATTATGCATCTTAAATTTCCGTATGTGCTTGTGAAAGAGAAGGCAGTGTATTATAACATAGATACGGGTGAATGTTATATAAAGGAGGAAACAGATGGCATATTTGAAAGTTTATCTTGTGCCTGATTATGATGAGATTTCAGTGTATCTTTTATGTGTTGTTAAGAAAGATGATAATAAGAACAACCTTGTTTATGTTCTAAAAGATGAGACGACGGTTGATGTTATTTCGAAGTTCACAAAGTGGTTTAAGTATTATTATTTGAAAAAATACAAAGTTCGCATTCCTCTGAAGATTTATGCAAAGTATTTCGGCGATGGTGTGAAGGCTTTGATACAGAAAAACCTCAAGTATTTTTCACTTGAAAGTCTGCCTGATAATTATTATACTAGGAATTATAAGAAGGTGTATGAGAAGTTTTATAGAAGGAGGCGCGGCTGATGGCGATTTTAAGACCGAGTGATATCATTCCGAAAAAGTTAGATATATCGGAAGAGTTTCCTTTTCTGAACAAGGCACTTGGTGGCTGGCCGTTGGGAAAGATTGTGCTTATATGGGGTGATCCAAGTAGTGGTAAGACTACTTTTGCATCGAAGATAATTGCGTTAGCCCAGAAGTCTTTGGAAGGGTATGTATTATGGGGTGATGCTGAGTGGTCATTTGATCCATCGTGGCATATAGATAAAATTGGAGTGAATCCGGATACTTTATATGTTGTGAGGGATGAGTCTGCTGAGCAGATATTTCAGGATATGAGGGCTGTTTATGCTGAGATAAAGGAGAGGGGGGCGCGCCTCATCGGGTTTCTTTTTGATAGTTATGTATCAATGGTTACAAAGGATGAGTTAAGTAAAGATGTTGATGAAAGCAAGCGTATGGCAGAGTTGGCACGCTTATTAACAACCGAAACCAAAATATGGATGAACTGGATTGCAACAGAAGATGCTGTTGGGATAATAATCAATCAAATGCGCGCTAATATAAGCGGATACGGTGGTGGACATAGAAATCCAGGTGCTGAAATAAAAGATTTTGTCAAACACCTTGAATTTAGATTTAAGGCTGATCCGAAGGATGAAAAGTGGAAAAAATATGGAATTACACCGGTAACTATGACTGTGACAAAATCTAAGATCAATACGATTCGTGTTGGTATGCAGCACATGTATTTGCTGAGGAACTCTGATGGTAAAATTATGGATTTTTGGTCTGATATTGCACCAGATATTGAATTCGGTGTGAAAGTCGAAGGATCAAAACTCACTGATCTTGTGCACGAGAAAACCTATAATTTTGCTGATATTTTAGGTAACTATAGAGATTTTGCACATTTTTGGCATGAAGTAATTGAACCTGATATAGATAATTGGGATAGGAGTAATATAGAGGAGATAGTTAATAAGAAAAAGAAGAAATCATCGAAGGGTAAAAGCAAGAAAAAATGATTGCCGAAAGTTCTATAATAACTGATCAAGTCTTATCAATAAGAGACTTTGGTAGAAAGATATATTTATCCGGGTCTGACTATGATGAGGATAGACTACCGACTACGGAGATGCTTTTTGTTTTACATGATATATCACGCGTGCCTATATTAAATCGTGCTGATCCGAATGTTGGGAAACTTGTTGGTAGTTTGAAGCCAGTGTATTTTTCGATAATTGCGAATAAAGGACTGTCATATGAATTTAAGAATAAGTATTCACATTTTAATGTTTTAGAGGTGAAACATGAGGTTTTTCGTGATGTGTATAAGAGTGTAAGGCAGAAGCGCGTTCCCTATTTGCATATTACACGGAACGAGGCGGCTTATATCTTTATGCCTGAATTCTTTGATAAGCATAAAAGGAAGCGCGCTTTAAGGATCGTGAGTTTTGATATTGAGGTATTGAGTGATGGTATAACATTCCCGCGGTATGACAAGAATCCAGTTATAGCAATAGGTTTTTACGATGGTGAAAATTATTATACGAGATATATTGATTCTATTGACGAAATAGGTGAAAAAGAGCCGGCGCTTCTCAAATACTTTTTTAACTTTCTTTACAAATACAAACCTGATATTCTTGTTGGCTATAACTCAAAGGACTTTGACTTAAAATACCTAATTCAGCGGGCGCTTCTCCTCGGTCTTGAGGAATATGTTTCAAAAGTTTTCCGTGTTAGAGAAGTCGGTAATGAATTTTTAATATATCCTGTGTTTGGAACAGTTCATTATGATCTCTGGCCGACTGTTATGGAGGACCAAAGTCTTTCCGGAAAAGTTCCTGATAGGAAACTCGAAACTATTGCTGAATATTACGGTCTTGATACTATAAGGCTGTACGACCACGATATGCGGAAGATTATAGGAACGGAGATGCTTAAGGAGTATCATAAGAACGATATTAAAATAACATATGATCTTGCAATAAATTATTTACCGACATCTGTAAATGTTGCTGAGATTTTAAATGTTCCACTTGAGTCAATTCTGGATTCATATCCGGCTTTTGTTCCAAGGATATTTAGTGCGAGGATTCTTTTGGCAGGAGATGAAGTATGTCTTCCATTGTATTCGAACAATCAGAAATATAGTATTGATGGAAAGATATATAAGCTTTTTGGTCCTAAACTCTGGGGTAAATACCGGGCGGCTTATGTTGATGTGAAACGCACGGGTTACTATGAAAATGTTAAGAAAATTGACTTTTCGTCTTACTATCCCACGACTATGATGACGCTGAACATAGGTGCTGATACTACGAGAGTTGTTAAGGTTGAACCGTATTGTAAAAAACAGACTGATAAAATTCTTGCAGCGAGGAAAGGTGATAAGTTGTATCTTAAAATATTTGAGACAAATATAAATAAGACGATATATATTGAGATTGATCAGTCGAAAAGGTCGGGCTTCTACACTGCATTGAAAACGCTTTACGATGCAAGGAAGAAAGTAAAATCACGACTAAAGACTATTTCAGATCCAAGTGAGAAAAAGGTTTTGAAGGCGCGCCAAAACGCTATCAAAGTTATTATGAATTCAATTTACGGAATAAACGGACTTAAAAATGAAAAATACGGTGACCTTTCTGTTGCTATGGCTACAGTTGGATATGCCCGCGATCTTTCTTTATATGTTACGGAAAATCTTATTGCTGATAATGTGATTGAGATTGATACTGATGGTTTTTATGTGTTTGGGGATATAGATGTTGATGAAATAAATGATAAGATAAGAGAATATGTGCAGAACAAATATGGAATCAAGGAGATTTATACGCTTTTGAGTCTTGATGAGTTTGATTCGATATATGTAAGAAAGATGAAAACCTATGTTTTGAGGAATAAAGATGGCACTTATGAGTTGCATGGTTCTGGTTTTGTGAACTCAAAGAACGCGCCTATTCAAAATGATGCGATATGGCTTGCAATAAAACATGTTTTTGAAGGACTTGATATATCAGATCTTGAAAAGTTTTTACATGAGTTACATAAGCAGCCCAATAGCAAGTTTGTGCAGTATAGTTCAGTGCGTGATACGGAGGAGTATAAATCAAAGACATCGTTAAGCGCGCGCTTATCCCAAAAATACAAAGAAAAAACAAAACTTTCATATATACCACACGGAACGAAGGTGTTTTATGTTTTTGTAAGGGAAGGTGATAATATTGTTCCACATGTTTTGCTGGAATCCGAAGTGGTAAATATTGATAAAATGAACTTGAATATTGCATATGATAAATATAGAGAATATGTTCTTACAGCATGGGAATCATTTGGTATAAAGATTGATGATAGTTTACAACAGAGACTATTTTAAAGGAGGGTTTAATAATGAATAGCATTTATAAAATGGACTTTCGGATGATTTATCCAAGAATTTATAATAATCTTGTTCACAATGATATCATCAAGTATGAACATGGTGTTATTTCTGTACATAAATGCGATAGTGACGATTATGTGTTTCAACCAACTGTGTATAAAAATGGTGAGTGGAAAGTAAATCTATATGATGTGGGCGCTTATTATCTCTATTACACGAAGCCATCGACAATGCGCGAAAACCTAAAGCGAAATAAAGATACTATTGTGTGTGAGCCTTTTAATGAGTATTTGTCTATTATAACAGATGTATCTTCAAGAGGCGGCGCTTCTTCATTAACACCCTTTGATGTATATAGCCAGTTGGAGCGCGCTTATTCCTTATCCATGAACACAGACCTAACACTTGAATCTTTCAATAGAGTTCTGGATATACTTACAGTTTCACTAAGACAATTCTCATCGATATTTGAAAAAGACCCAGTAGCACTATCGAGTTTTACAAAAATAAATCTGGCTATGGATTATCTTTACCTTGATGAAAACGATAATGACATTTTGAAGCCATATTACACGAAGATAGAGCACATCGTTATACCATTTATTAATCCTGATGATGAAGTATATATCGTGTATTCGACATTGTTGTCTCATATAGGAGATAGGCTGAACAGATTTAAGCGCCTGCTTCTCACAAAATCATGGGAACAGATACA